CACCGGCCACACGGTTCTTTACCTTGACCAATTTGCCGACGTTCACTGGCCAAGTCGACAACGGATTTGGACAAGGAATGGTTTCGAATCCGGTCAGGATGTACATACAGCAATCGTGGCTCACGAAGTAGCACTTGTTTGCCAGGTCTGGCGGCGATGGTATTCCTATCGACAAAAGATAGCGCGGGCAAAACTCAATGCGGTCTGGGGCGTTCGTGCAATCGGGCGCGCAACAGTAATCCTCAAAGTACGTCTCACACTTGAGCGCGTACCAAAGGAGTCCATCCTGGCAACAGCATGACCGCCGTCGACTCATTTGCTGCCCTTACTCCTGCACCAGAAGTAGCCGGCTAGGGTCCCGATCAAACCTAGCGTTATGCTGAAGAATAGACTGGAAAGTACACCGTCAAGCGTTGCGAGATTTAGCATTTGATGCCTTTGTGGGAGTTCGGGTTCTGCGGAAGGTTGAGCCAACGCTGCACCCGGCAGCGAAGGTGAGAATTACAAGTCCTAAGAGCCAGGTCGTATATTGGGCAGTCGTAAGCATCAGCGGCCTCGTGGTATGTAGGTGTAGATCAGTGCTCCGATTACAGCGGCCACCACTGCAATCGATACATACTGGAACGTCGAGTAAATAGCAGGAACATCATCAGAGACGTAGGGGATCCGTGCCGAAATCTCAGCGGCCAGCGCCTCGATGCGCTCGAGCTCCGCGTTCGCTTTCGCCAGGTAAGAGCGTGCCGACGTCGCCGCCTCTCGCGAAGTGTTGGCACTTTGCGAGATCGCCGCCGTGCTCGATGCACAGCCGGTGAGCAGCAGGACGATGACGGCGAGGTACAGCATCAGAGAGCCAGCAATGCGGAGACAATTCGGCTAGTGACGATTTGGTATCCATCGTCCGCCATCGTTCCAGAACCCGCAGGAGGAATCGCGATAGTGGCTAGGTGCGATTGCCCGCCGTCGGTAGTGCCGTCGCCGTAGAGTTGGTACTTCAACAGCGTTGGCCCATCAATCATTGCACCGATATCGACAACGCATACGTTGTCACCGGCAGACTGGCCCCACGCATTTGCTGCGGTGGACACTGCCGCACGACCCGTGGCCCACGAACCCAAAGTTTTTGGGTGTGTCACGGTAAAGACAAAAGCAATCGTGTCCGCGCTTCCACCAGACGCCACCCATCGTGCCTTCATTCTTGTAACAATGGTTTGCGCGTCAGCAGTCCAAGTGCCGCTAATGTTTACGCCAGCATTTAAGAAGACAATGGTGTTCCCGGAGCCGCCGCAAGCAACTTGGCGCTCTCGAATTTCCTTAAGAAATGCGTCGAGCAATTTGTCTGCACCAGTGATCTTGTTTGCAATCTGTGTAGTGGTCAACCCGCCGTAATAAACAAGGTTTGAAACTGAGTATCCACGGATGGCTGTATTGATGACGGAATGCCACAATGCCGCAAATGGGCCAAGGGCTTGGTGGGCTGTAGTTGCGGAGTTGTATCCATCCCAACTAACGCGCAAGCCTCGCTGGCTTGAATCATTAAATGTTGGCGCGTAGGTATAGGATTGAGTTGCGTAACCGTAACCACCGCTAGTAGGTGTATCACTAGTCTCACGCTTTGCAACTCCGCCACCTGGCAACCAATACCACACCGGACGAAAACTCCCAGCGGTAGGGAATGTTCCATACACCAAACGATAAGTAAGCGTTGCCCCGGCTCCGTTTCCGTCCGTACCGAATACCGATTCAAATCCAAAACTTGTGTAACTTGCTACCGTTTGATTACTGACGTGGACATTGTTGTCATAAGTGGTAGTAAATCGCGTTCCAGTCTCTACAACAACTGGATTGACTCCAAATCCGTTTGCAGACAAAAGAGAATTAGTTGTTGAGTTAGTTAAATCTGATATTGACATTCCAAGATAATTACGCAGTCCGACAATTTCTGTATCTGTATTTTGTGCCATCATCTTGCAAGGGCTTGGGCTATTCCCTACTGCTACTGTTGTGACAGCACTTGTACCAGCATTCGTTCCTATTCCTGCTTGGTTTACTTGCGTTCCCTGCGCCGTGCTTGTCGCGCCGGCGTTGAACATGCCGCCACCAAATAGGGACGTTCCGTATGGCTTGATCCGCAGACCAAACTGCAACGCCCGTTGCCATCCCATGTGGTAACCGTTTGCACCGGCGTACATCGCGTTGCTATCGCCGATGGTGATTACGTCAAGTGAATCAACACCATTTGCGGCATCGAGCAGCATCTGTGCGGCCCTTGTAGATCCGTAGATGTTTGGCCCAGTTGCAACTGCGGATAGGACGGATTTGCGGAGCATGGAGGTAAACATTTATGGAATGCTTTCTGCTGTAATGCGTGCGAAGATGGTTGCGATGTGTCGGTTCTCGCTGCCGGATGTCGGGTCTGCGTATAGCACGATGGTGCCCCACGAGTTAGCGGGTAGCGCAGTAGTGCCCGTCACAGCCGCGGCAGTCCACGCAACCGTGGCAGTGCCGCCGCCAGCGTTGACAACTGAGCCGGAACCTTCGAGTTTGACCGTACCCACGGTGATGTAGCCCTTGGGCGTAAATCCTGCGGTCGTCCAGTGGAAGTTGGCGCCGTCATCGTGGACGTGCATCGAGACGGCGAAGACTTCGCCGGGTACAACGGTCTGCGGCGGAATGGGAGTGACGAGCGTGAGATTAGCCATCAGGTGCACCTCAGTGGGTTTGGTCGGTCAAAGTAGGCAAAGACGGCGCCCGAACTATCGTGGCAGACGTGGAGCTCGACCTTTGCCGATAGTTCCGTTGTAGGCCATGAAGCCGTGTTAGTGTTGTAAGTGGATCCGACCGGCCCAATCGTGGCCGCTGGCGCGGTTGAGATGTTCATCCCATCGACGATTGTGGAAGTGTTGTGCCACTCACGCAGGTTGACGGCAGCGGCATAGGTTCCACTCAAATCGTTTGTCGGCACCGTAATGCCACCACCGCCGATTGGAGTTGGGAACCATATCTTCACGGCATACGTCCATCGGTTTGCTGCGTAAAGCGTTGCAGTGTTGATGGTCACCAGGACAGACTTGGTAGGCGCCTTTGCAAACGCCTCCATTTGCGCAAACTTGATACCGGCCGCGTTAGCCGTTGCAACCCGTTGAGTCTGCGCGAACCCGTTCATAGCGAACCTGGTCAGGCCGCCATACAAGTTCCCGTTGAAGATGGGGTTCTGGAAAGCCATTATGCGATTGCTAGTGGCTTGGGGTTAGTCAACGCGGCAAGATCCAAGGCCGACAAGATGCCGGAGAACGCCGATAGCGTGTTGTAGCGTTGCAGGAAAACCACCTTGTCGACTTGCAAGATTGGAACGGTGCCGATGGTAATGCCAGCAGTCAAGATCGGTTCGCCGGTGGGGTTTGGCGCCGGAATCTGCTCGAGGTGAAACCAGGCGTCGTACAGAAATGTGTGGCTCATCCGGTAGTAGTTGTCTTCCGGTGCAGTCTGAAAGCCTTGGTAAAGCAGAGTGCCAATTGGAAAGCCAAGGAACGCAGCGCTATTGCGGTTGCCGACGTACGAGGTGTAGGTAGCCCAATCTGGCTCAGCAGCTGGAGTCCCTTGCGGAAGCGTCCTGTCGTACTGCGTTTCAATGGTCACGAGTTGCTGAGGTACGTCGTACACCTTTGGTTTGCCGTTGGTGTCGACCTTATCGCCGGCAATGTCAACAGCCGCTGAAAAAACTACGCTTCCATTCGTTGGAAACGTGGGAGCGCTGCGGTACATGGCCGTAGATCGCACAACGGTCGCGCGTGTGCACGTGCAATACGAGCCGCCGTTGTCAAGCATTGTCCCGTTGCGGGTGCTCGCTCGATGCGTGACGATCCAAGCGTTCTGCCGTTCCCGTACCGGCTCAATGGAAACCTCACGGATAACCATTGTCTTGAGGTAAGAATTGCCGCTGTAGACGCCTGAATTTAGTCGGCTAGGTGGCGTGCCTGCTGCTACAAGGATCTGTGCTTCCGTTGGCTGAGTGCTCGCACTGCTCCATGTCATCAGATACTGCACGGTGATTGAAGATTCACCTGGTGTCTGTGTCAGGGAGTAACTGCGGCTATTTGCACGTTCTACAAGTGTGAATGACATTACGAGCCACCTTTCAAAATCCGATTCTGTTCGCGCATGAGTCGCAAGTTTTCTGCGTCAATGATTGCGTTCTTCACTTGTACGTCGCGGTTTTTGTTGTCGCTCATACCGGCCGTCATCTCTTGGCCCATCGTGCCAAGTTTGCCGACATCGACTCTGCCGCCTTGATCGAGAATGTCCGAATTAAGAAACGGCATATACCCTTGCAACTTTTTGAAGCGCGATTTGTTTGAAACAGGATCTATAAGGTTTTCAGGCGACTTCATCATCTCTGCTGCGAATGCCATCGAATCGTTGTACAAAGACATTGCATCTTGCTTTAGGCTTTCAAAGAACGCGATTTGTCCAGCTCCGTCTGCAACGTCTGTCTCCGCACGTCGTTGAATTCCACCACGTTTGGCGCGTTCCGCACCGGCTACGTCGATACCAAACGTGTTTGCCATGAATTCCTCGCGTCGCAATTCAAGCATCTTGGTTTGCATGATGCCTCGTTGCGCTTCAGGAGAGAAGCGCGTAGACATTGCTGCCAAATCAGTCATGCGCCGATCCATGATCCGGAATGCACCCATCAGCATTTGAAAGCCCATCTGCGCCATATTGAACGACGCACCGACAGCAATAGCGCTGGTCTTGCTGTTCAACTTAGCCAACTCGCGATTGGTTGCCGCCACGCCCTTGATGACGCCGGACGGATCAACTTCAGCGCGAATGACAGCCTTCATGCTCTTATCTGCCATAGGTTTCCTTCTTCAACCAAGGGATGCAGCGTTGCGGCTTTTGCCCGACAGCGTTGCACACCAAGGCCGTAAGCAGCCACTCGCACCGCTCAAGGGTGGTGAGTTCTGATTTGGCGATGAGTCCGCTCATGTTCATGCGTTGCTCGGCGTCTGCGATTCTCCAGAGCCGCCGTTCGGCGGCGTCGTAAAACGTTCTCGGTTGATCTCCTCAAGCAGCGCCGAGCAGATGTCCGCCCGGACGTTTGCCATCTCGCCGTGGTTGTGCACGAACGGCGTCCCATCGATGCAGGACAGACAAGCCGCCCACCAGTACGGATCAGCGGCTGCGCGGGTGTAGTCCGCCATCGTGGGTTCACGCACCATGATGACGCCGACACCAGGCACATCGACGCGCCGCGGCTTCGGTGAGATTGAAGAGAGATCGAACGGCATTAAGCCTCCTCAACGCTGATTGACCACATGCCAGGGCCGGAGCCGTCATCTGTGCGTGTTGCGCTAGTGATGTGCCCAGTTAGTACGTAGGCCACTGAACCCTTGTCCGTGTAACTAAATGCCACGCTCCTGTTTTGAGCGTCTGCTATCGAAGCTGGATTCATATGCGCTCGGATCGCTACGTCTAAAGTGCTGTCTGCCATGCAGTCAAATGTGACGCTGCGTTGGATGCGTCCGGGCATTCGCTTCTCTGCGAAGTCGGCAAGGCTTGTCGAGTCCAGGGATGAGCGGGAATGGCTAAACGTGACATTCTTTGCAAAGTATGTAGCGGCCGAAGATGATTGAAAGTTGAGCGTAAGCGCTCCGCCGTAGCCTGGTGTGATTGCCATTAGGTTGTCTCCTGTACAAGTAGTTCGAGTTGAATAGTCCCGATGCGCTCCGCATCGGTCTTGCCGTCATCTATTGATTCGGTGCTCATGGTCACGCTGAACGCGGACAGGACTAACACACAGTCGTATCCCACGTTCGTAATTGGTGCTGCAAACGAAGTCCGCACATCGTCTACCAGATTGAGGCAATCATCGACCGTATCCGCTATGGCTTGAACCTGTACTGTGATTGTCCAATGGCACAAGGTTGGGATGCCGGAAGTAACTACATCAACTGCAGCGCTGGTGATTTCGTAGACGTAACACGGTGTTGCAGCGCCCGCTTGGCGAACACCACAGAACGCATCTGCTTTCAGTTGTAACTCAACTCGAATAGCCTTTTGGATGTTATTTAGGGACACTCGTATTCCCCATTCCGAGGATCTTGCGAGCCTCAATCAGAATCTCGGAACTGATCGCTTGCATGATCTTGGCTACGTTTGCCTTGCCCCACATCTCGCCGTAGTGGTTGCCGGGGATCATGCGTCCGGAGTGCTTGTGCACAAATCCGTTCTCTGTCCAGGGGAACACAAACTGCCGGCCGCGTGCGCGTGCGCCGCCCTTCTTGCCAAGTTGCACCCCGAGCTCGGCGCGGATTGGTGCGCCGGCAGGGCCCATTCGCTTGGGCGAACTGACGCGAGTAGCGGAGGCAATCGCCTTGCGGTGGACCTTCTTCCCGCTGCGGATGTAAGGCGCATTCAGCAGGACGGCTCTCAGGTTTGCCACGAAGGGCTTGAAGCCCTTGCGGATTGCCTTCTTCCGGACGGCTTCGTTGAGCGCTGGCGAAAGTCGCGCTAGTGTCTGCGTCACTTCCTTGGTATCGATGGTGATGCGGACAGCACCAGACGTGCCTACAGACCCGCCGCTACCCCTACCCGCTGGGCCCATGTATCGATCGTGGAATCTCACGGCGTCACCTCCGCAGCAGTCACGCGCAAGCGTTTCTTACGCCCACTGTCCGGGTCCACCAGGCTCAACACGTTGTACGCGGTTCCGTTGAGGACCAGCCGGCTACGCGTGTTGATGATCGGACTCCAGGCAGTCTCGATATCCAAGTTCGTCCGTATCGCCGAGCCGCGATCATCCATGACCTCGCTCTGTGAACTTGTGACCATGCCGCGAACCGTGCCGACATTTAGCCAGGCTAATTGTGCTTGGCCAAATGCGTCAACCGTCTGTGTAGACGTTTGCACCGTCAAGACTTCGCGCCAGAATCCACATCCGGCCATAAATCATCCGATCGATTGGTCTGAGTGCATCCGCCGTATGGTTTGGATGAACGGGTGCGGCTCGGGGGTCACGGCGTCATCGCCGCGCCACGGTTCAAGGCCACCGACTTGCAGCCGGATAGCCATCCACTCTTCCTCCGACATCACCGCCACGCCACGGTTGGTCGCAGCCTCCCACATGGAGACAGCCGCGCGCAAGGAAGCGGCGATAGCCGGATCATCTTCCTGATGACCCTTTTTTAGCCATTGCCTGACGTCATCTAAATTGGTGGGAGTGCCAGGCATGATGTGCTCCACGGCGGCGGGGGAAGGGCCGAAGCCCCGCCCCGCCGCTGCTGAGAGGATGATTAGCCGTTAGTGACTTGCATCTGCACGATGGCCTTCGCGCGAGTGAAGTTGCCGTTCATGAACATGGTGCCCTGGAACTTCACCTGGGCAGCTGCTGCCAGGCTCAGATCATCCCTCATGATCGTGGCGCCTGCCCACTCCCGGGCACTGTAGCCCTCGTTGTGATTGCCTAGGCTGATGATCGTGTTCTTGCCAGTGGTTGCGGTGCTGACGTGCGTCGGCAGGAATTCGGTGACATAGACCGGAAGGCCCATGAGCGTGAATCCTGCACCAGCTTGGCCTACCGCATCGGCTGATGGGATAAACACGGGCACGCCATTGATCGTCAAGTTAGCGATCTTTGCGTACACATCCTGACTCATGAGCCAGGACGCGGTGCCCCAGTAACTCGCAGGGAGGCTGGTGTAACGCATCGCGGTGAGATTCGGCACTGTGCACGCTGCTGTTAAAGCAAGTGCGCGAGTTGTGCCGGTGCTTGTTGCAGTCGCGATCGTGCAACCAGTCTGCACTGTGAAGAGGCCAGTAGGCTGATTGAGCGTGGAACCGTTCGTACCGGTTGAACCACCACCAGCGATGAGGCCCCATTCCGCATTGCGAACGAACTGCCGATTCAAGTTGTCGACCACTTCGGCTTCCAGATCAAAGTTGCTCTGCAAGAGCAGCTGCTTCGACACCGTGGTGAACGGCAAGCACGCTGCCGGAGCCAGTGGAACTTCCGCGAAGACCGGATTGATTTCGGTGCTTGCTTGTGTGCCGACGTCGGAAACGGTCCACGCATTTGCAATCGCGTCAGTGCTGAACAGCGTGTTGTAGCGCAGCGTTTGGTAGCCCTGCACGCCGGACTTGTAGTCCACCAGCTGGCGAGCAACAGTTGACACCTGGGCGTAGTGCGCCATAGCGTCGGTATACAGCTTTGGGATGAGGACCGAGTTGGTCGCAGGGTTCGCGGTGGTCATCGCTGCACGCTGTTCCGGCATACGGCCGCCGCGCAGGTAGCTCAGCCACTGGTCGCGGTACTCGGGCGATGCGCGCCACTCTTCGCCAGCGTCGCGGCGATCCATCGTGCGCTGGATCGGGGTCGCAGCCTCGCGGATGCCATCAGCGGCAGCCATCGCGGCGTTGCGGGCCTCGGTGATCTCCTCGATCTGTGCGACGATCTCGGCGCGGGTTTCTGCTTCAGTGCCTTCGACGTTCTGCGCGCGCAGTTCTGCGAGCTTTGCATTCATGGTGCGGATGTTCATTGGCTTGATTACCTTTGTGATGACTGGCGTTTCTTGTGAGCGGACTTGAGCAGTGGTGGCGTTGTATGCACCCTGCTCGACGATTGAAATCTCTCTGAGATTGACTGAATTGAGTGTGCGCTTCTCACCGGCCCACGAATCCCCACCAGGTGGAACGGAAAACCCGAAGGACATTTCGGAAACCACTCCGCGGCTGACCAAATCCAACACCAGCGAATCGCGCTCTGAACTGCCGAGCGTGGCCGTGTATTTGAGACCTTGCGCGTCCGACTCCAGGGTGAGTGTTCCGCTCTTGGTGTTGGCGAGAATCTGCTTTGAATCGTGCATAAACCACAGCGACGCACCGGCTGCGATCGATGCGTCAAACGCACCAGGCGCGATGCGCTCGGTGAATGTGCCCTTCGCACCCATGAGCGGCTTGCTCCATGAGTTGTAAAGAGCGGCGTAGCCGGTGATGGTCTTGCCTTCAACAGCACCGATGGATGCCTGGCGTGTTTCTAAATCACTCATATGGTGGGTCCCCTTCGTCTGCGTCTGCGAGATTCGCAGCGGGTGTGATGCCGGAGATCACCGGCGCCGGATCGTCAAGGCCTGCGATACGTGGCAAACCGAGCCGCACGCGTGCGTCGTTCGGTGCCAGGACGCCGACTTGCACCAGCGCCGCGTACGCCTTGCCGGCTGTGCGGAAGTCGCCTTGCGTGATAGGAACAAGATCAGTTTTGATGCGCTCACCTGGTGGGAGCAGCTTGCGCGATAGTTCCGCATCGATGCCGGCGCAGAACGGAGCCAAGCAATGCGTCACGTAGGCCTGTGCGATCTCAGGTTGTGAGCGCCCCTCGCCCTGATAGAGCAGTTGCGGAGGCACGCCGAATGCACGCGCCACCTCTTCAACGCCCATCTTCTTGGCGTCCATCAAACGAGCGGCAGCGTCCGCAGCCATCTGCGATGCCTTCATGCCTTCGCCGAAGAACGCCGGGAAGCCAAGTTTGTCTGCGCCGCTGTGTTGCTCTGCCCACTTAGTACGCATCGAATCGCGCGCCGTAGCAGTCAGGGGCCCGGGGTGCTCGATCGCGAGCTTTCCGACAAAGCCGGATTTGGCCAGTTCCTCAATCGCTTGGTCCAGAATGGCTTGAGTCCCAAGCACGCGAGAGCACTGATCAATCGGAGACACCCCGAGCCATGGGCTGCGCGGGTCCGTCGAGGCCCGCACATGGATCAGACTTGAGTCATCCACCACCGAATTGTTGACGATGTAACGGGCTTCTGACCCCTTAATCTCAACGCTGACGGCAGACGGGTCAACCGGATCCAAAGCCACCGGATCGCCGGTGCGGAGATCGCGCCGGATGAGCAGGTAGCCATTGCCGAAGTAGAGAGCCGACGTCGCCAGCCACTTACGCATTTCGTATCCACTCAGGAAGGAAGCGGTGTTCCCGTAGAGCAGATCGACCGCGGGCGAGTCCTCAACTACGGACCCGTCGCGGCGCGTTACAGTGAGATCCAACCGCGCTGAATCGGTGCTGATCAGATTCACGGCACGCACGATGGCGGGGACGCCGAGTAGATCAGCGGATACCGTCGTAAACGTCAGCGGTGTGTAGCTGATGATCGTTTGCGCGATCGGGCGGCGGAAGAATTTACCCAACCATGATCCCATTCCCGTACTACACCATGACATTTCACGAATGCAATAGCGCCTACATACACCGCGTCAACGGTGTGTAGACACTATTTCAGATTGTGTATGCGGCGTACGTACGCGCAGTAATCAGAAGCCCGGCTGAGTCTCGTACATCGATCCTCCCATGATCTGCAGATCGTTCAGCACACGCGCCGCCATGACCTGCGCGGTGAGCGCATCGATGTTGCTCGTGCTCTTCTGCTTCACCGGCATGGCCAGTCCAGTGAGTCCGACATAGAGCCGAGCCGACGCCAGGCACGCTCGCAGCACTGGGTCCGGCTTGCATCGGATGCGTTCGGCGCGGATCCAATCGCTCCAAACGGCCCAACCACCACCCATCCAGACGATTGTCTGCGGTGCTTTGTGCCATTTCCACCCGTGTTTTCGCTCCATTTGGGCAGCCCACGCGCTCGCTTTACCGACCGGATCGGCGACAAAAGCGCGCACGTCGTACGTCCGACAGATGTCTACAAGCCTTGCTTCGACCAGATCGAGGTCGATTGTCGGCCCACCAGCCAGCGAAAGAGCGTGTTCATCGACCCATTTCTGCAGCGGTTGGCGCGTTCGCTTCTCATCGAAAGCGATATCAGCGCCGGCCCACCAGTGATATCCGCGCGTGTGCACCTTCGTCCCATCCCACACGGCGAGGCACAGCGAAGTGAGATCGCACTGTGAACCGAACGCGAAGCCGCCCTGGCTAAAGTCCACCGCCACCACACCGGCTGCGCCCTGCAACATATCCCAGTCTTCCTCCACCGAAACACGGTCGAGTAGCTCGAGCGGCAGCGCGCCGGCGAGGTCATCCGTGAACGTAGCGAGTTCCTGCAGCCACGTTTCCTCGCGTGCTTTCGGGTCTGCGGTCGCCAGTGCGTTAGCGATCTTGTCACGGATGACGCGGATGCCAGCGCCAAGTACGCCGGCGCTCGGGTTCGCGTGCTGCACCGCTAGGTCAGAGTCCGGCACATCGTCCGTATCCATGCCCCACAGCATCGCCCACCACCCTTCCGGCAGCGGCGTCCCCTGGTCAATCGCGAGTTCGCACGCTTGCCAGTAGGGCCAGAGTTCCCGCGACTTCTGATCGCGATCGGGCGTGGTGATGAACAGCATCTGCCCCGTCGGTGACTTGGTGACCGATGACATTCCGCGCAAAATTGCCGCGTCCATGCGACTAGCTTCGTCCGCGATCAGAAGCCGCGGGACCAGACCGTCCATACTTTGATCAGTCGATGGGAACGCGTTGAATACAGCCTTCTTGTGTTGGATCAAACCGGAGGTAGTCGAAGCACCACCACCCACCGAGCGCCACCGGTCCTCGCCGTTGTGCATCTTGGCGATACGCCCGTGGATGATGTTCGCTTTCATTTGGTTGGTCGCCACCGCGCACAGTTCCATATCCTCGCCGGTGGACAGCAGCCACTCGAGCAGCGCCACCACCAGCCCCGTCTTGCCGGCTCCACGGGCCACCGACCACAGCGCGTAGCGCGTAGCCGGAGTGCCATCGTCCGCACGCCGGCGCGCCAACAGGACCGCACAGACGTGGACCTGCCAGGGCAGGAGCTTCATGCCCATGACCTGAGCGCGGCTCACGAACGCGTCCAGTTGCGTGCCGTCCCACGCGATGCCGTGTTCACCTGGCGCGTATCGCTCTGCCAGGTAACGGGCACACGCCGCCTTGATGCGCTTCGGCGCCGGCACGGTACCCAAGATCACGCCCCTGGCGTACCCGTCCGATCGCTCCATGGCGGTGTCGACGCGTTGAATACTTGTAGCCGTGGGTTCTTCCTGCGGACCGACGGTCCCACAAGGCGGTGCCCAAGGGACCGGGGTACCCCCCCTACCCAAGGGGGGGGGATCAATTATTATTGACGCGGATTTCTTAGGGTTGTTTTTTCGAGTTCTTCGTGGCACGCTCGGCAACACACCATCAGGTTCCTTGGGTCCATCTTGAGGCCCGGATTGACCTCCAGTGGCACGATGTGATGCACTTCGTCGCTCGGTGCTATCCCGCACCGTTGGCACAGTGGGTTGTTCTGCCTGAGCTTCAGGCTCAACCTCGTCCAACTGCCGCCATAGCCCAATCGCCTGCCACGTACTTCTGAGACTAGCGCCGCGTACGGCGATTTCCACGTCTTCATCTTTCATCTCCTTGCCTTTGTTGGTGACGGGTGACGCTTGGTGACGCTTGTTTGCATATGAGTAGCCACGGGCGCGCGCGTGCGCGTGCGTGCTATGTCAGAAAGAAGCGTCATAAGTGTCACCAATCTAATAAGTCCACGTTCTGTAGTTGGAATATTGCCAAATGTCGATTTCATAATGTGTCACCCAATGCGTCACCATGTGTCACTAGCGTCACCCCTGAGAAGCCTCGAGAGTGCTTCGTACGCTCTGCAACGATCCCACGGGCCTTTAGGTCTGGCCCGAGCCGCCTCATGCTCTTTGGATGTATGCCGTTCTGAGCACACCAGTGGCTCCATGACGCCATGATCTGTGCGCTGCTTACCCATCCACTCTCCACCCGCATGGTGCAGTCCTGCAACCAAGCGCCAACCGTGTCCTGGTCATCGAGGTAGCCCGCCGTTGCCTTCAGGATCGATTCCGGTGGACGCAACCCACCAAGAGTCGCCCATTCTTCAAAGCCCTCCATAGCCCAACGTAGGACGCCTCCCGCCTCCTCCCTGAGTTTCGCTCCCAGGTCGCCATCCGGCTTCTCTGGCTTGTTGGTGAATGGCACCATGCAGAGGCGCCTACGCATGGCATCGTCAACCACCGCAATCTGCGGCGCATGGTTCCCCACCACCAGCAGCTTGAAGCACGGCGTGAACTCGAACCAGTCCTGCCTCATGTGCCGAGCTACCACCACATCGCCGCCGGTCAGTTGCTTGAGCTTCGCGTCATCCCACTTGCGCCCTTCCTGCGTTTCATTTGCAATGGCCAGGCGCGCTCCCTTGAGCATGGCAATCTCTGCCGGATGCCGATCGCCCTTGCTCTCCATCAGCGCATCCATCGGCAGCGTCTTGGCATACTCGCCCCATGCATAGCGGATGGTGTCCACAAAGACGCTCTTGCCGTTTCCGCCTGGTCCGTGGATGAACAGGATGCAGTGTTCCTTGGTGCTCCCGCTCAGCGCGTAGCCGGCCCAGCGCTTCAAGAACGCAACCACCTCCGCATCGCCACGTGCAGCCTCGAGCAGGAACGCTTCCCACCTGGTGGTTGATCCACCTGGCTTAACGCCTACGCGCTTGGTGATGCTCAGATCGAGCAGCCGGTTGATCGCGCTGCCCTCGATCAGGTCATACACATCGTCAGGCGCGCCGAATCCCCATAGGTGTTGGTCCCAATCAGCACTACCAACCACTAGACCATCGAACGATTCAGCCACGGATGCGAAGTAGCGGGCCCAGCTGCCCGTGTCGTTCGGATTCGCTTTGGCTGCGCCCTTGATGATTTCACCCTTCACCATGTTCAGCCTGTCGCGCTCCCAAACGCCCGAACTAGCACGCGTATACCAACTGTTGCTGTCCACGCACCACCGGTACTCGAGCTTGATCGCTTCCTTGCACCACTGCCGAGCAGCGGCGTTCGCCTTTACCTTTGACTCTTCTTGCATTTCCATATCCATCCTCCATGAAATGGCCGCAGGGGCGCGGCAGCACGTCCGACCCCTGCGGTGCGATCACTTGACCGCGTTTGCTCGTTGTTCGCTTTCGATTGTCCGGAACACCAACTGCGCGAGGTTGTTCAGCCTCTGCAGCGCGTCCGATTCATTCATCCGCCCAGCGCTGACCTCATCGCAAATGCCCTCGATGCGGCGTGCAATGGTCTGAATGATGTTTCCCTGCAGGGTCGCTTTATCGCGGAAGTGGTCCACCTCACGCTGCAATCCTGCCGAAGTGCTGCGCCAATACTCCGTGTCGTACTTGCGGATAGGAATCATTCCTCGCCCCGTTTCCGCACCGGCTGGCACGCTTCATGCTCAGGGCACAGGAACAGCAGCAGGAACACTCCCACCGACACCAGGCACGCGATCACTGTGAATAGGTCAGCCATTGCGGACCTCCAGTAGCGCAGCCTCTACGGTTCCGTAGTGAGCACGGGCCGCGGACCGGACAAGCTGGCGCACCACGTGCACCTTGCTCGACCCGTCGTACTTCGCGATCGCCTCAAGCAGCCCATCGGTAACCAGGTCGACCCCGATCATCCGCCGTAGATTCTTGTCGTTTCCTTGCGTCTTCGCCGCCATATGCAAGCCCTCAAACAGGCTGCAAAGTCCTACTTATTGACTAGCGTTTGGCTGTTACGTTAAATTCCAACAGCCAGTTATAAGCCGCCAACTAAGCAGGACCATGTGCCTGTGTCCGCATCTTATCGACAATTCGTCTGGCTGTCTGCAGATTATCCGCAATTACCTTACATTTAGTAGCATTGATTATTCGCCGCACAGCGCGGACGTTGTTGCTGCCGATGTTAACCCGCCAGTCCCAGTCGTTTAGGTACGGGTCAAGGCACATGGTCCACTCGCCAATCGGGTCGGTATCCCGCCGGCACATCCAGTAGTCGGTACGCCGATGGTCAAGCCGTCTGAGAGCTTCCCGGATGTTCCTCATGCCAGGACTGTACGCCCGTTTACCTCTTAAACCAACTGAGGATCTTTCCTACCCAACCAGGCGTGGCCTTGTTCATCGCTGCCTTACGCCGAGCGCACCCGCCGCAAGGCTTGAAGCCGACAGCACTTGTGACATTGGCAACCACATCGCCCATGCCAAGGCTTGGTGCAGCCGTCGGTCTTTCCGCCGCACCTGGCGCTCCAAACAGAAGAGGCGGGTCGAGGTAGTTCCCGTTCCGCGTTTCCCGTTCCTTGCAGGTCGAACACTTGGTGGCGTCAAGGTTCTTGATGCAGAACGGTGACGTCCCTGCCACCCGCCAAGACTTGCAGTCCGTGATAGGTAGCGAAACGCCGTTGATTGTAATTGTTCCGAGTTCCATTAGGTCAGGGTAATGATGGTGCCAGTAGATTTGCAAGACGTGCCAGGCGATTGGAACGACCGTAAGCATGGTTGCGGGAGCGGGTTCGCGGTTGCCCAGGCTCCACCTGGTGAGCAGTCCTCACCCTGTGGGCAGCATGGCGCAACCGTGTAGACGTACGGGTATGCGTAGCAACCGGTGCGCGGTTCAGGCATCGAGGGGCACAACGATTCCCATCCGTACACGAGCACAATATCGATGCCACCGATGTTCACTGTGATGTCTTGCAGCGGCCAACCATCGGAAGCTTCGCAGTTGGTGACGTTCTGGAAGA